AGGTTGTAGCATCATTACTCTGCAACAACCGATTGTAATAGGATTAAATGGTCTATCTGAATCACTGTACTCTACCCGGTTAAGATACTTAGTAAAAAATTCATAGACAGCTTCTTTTAAGGGGTCATTCATGGTTCTCCTTTAGTTTGAGTTCAATGGCTTTGGTGAATTCCACATATAACACCAAGTTATGCCCCATCATCGCCAAACCACACGGTAACGATGGATAGCGGGGGAACCACAAGACCAACGCCGTGAATGAACTCGCATTTGTATGGCGATTCAAAGTCACACGAAGTCAGCTTGACGGCATTCCAGACCCATCCACCAATTCCGAACATCAGTACAACAAACACAACCTTCATAGCAAGTTCTTGAATTCGTTCATTCATGTGTTCTTCTCCTTCGGTTCGTATTCATCTTCTTCCTCGATTGGCTAGCAGGCGAAGTTATCAAGCATCGATATAATGAAAAACCAGAATAGAAAATGAGTTGCAAATATTTTGAGAGCAATCGCAAAATCGGTCGCCCATGTGTTCGCGTCCGTCGTTTGCGGCCAAGGTTTACTGTCGTGCCCAATCGCATCGTCTTCCTTCATTTTTTCCTCCGCACCCACGGCGGCGGTAGATCGGCCCCATGCTCATCCTCCCCGCCATCCTTGTGACGGTTGTCCCACTTGTCATTGAGCCACGCCAGCACAAATAGCAGGGCGGCTCCGACTACCGTGAAAAGCACGAACGCGCCGATGGCCCATAGACCTAAGTCAAACCAGTTCATAACAGAATCCCCTTTTACAAACTTCCGGCATTCCACCGGAACGGTGCTTGCGATGCACTTGGTCTTTTTCTCCCTGTCCCGCCTTCCCAACAAGGGCGCGTAGCAGCAGGCTCACCGTCCGCTAACGAGGGCTTTTCCCGCACCGTCTATCCAGTGTGTATTACAACCATTCCTTCTTAATGTTATGCTCTGTACAATATGCAAACCCGTGGTTTTCTGCCCACTCACCATGAGTTAAACGCTTACCATCACCTACACGCTTCTTTGCCCACACAAGAGGCTTGTTAGGGTCGCTAAAGACAAAAACAATAGTCCACTCAGGGTGTTGTTCTTTAACATCTATGTACTTTCTAGCTTCGCGGGAATCCCTGAAATACCCTTTAACCTCAAACAATATTTTCTTCTTGTCGTTAATAAAGTCTGGCACATACGATTTAGTCTGTGTGTACTCAAGATGTATGCCCTCATACTGTAAGTGTTTAAGCCTACCCGCACCTAAACGCTGCTCTAATTTTGATCTATATTTCAATGTGGATCCTTATTTGGTAATAACACATAATCAATGGAGATAATCATACCACGCGGTATAACGATACTTGCATTACATGCACCATCACCAAAACCAACACTACTAGCAACCTCTATAGCTGTATCCGTAGCCGCCACTAAAAACCCTAGTGTAGTACACATAGCCGCATCTGCTGACGGAGTATGCCAATCGGCATGGGCCACTGCGTCAAGCCATGTGACAAGCACGGCACTTAACTCGGCGGTTGCCACTTCACTCTGTTGCTCTGTTGTATCCAAAGTAGCTCTGCCTGTTCGCGCAGGTAATCTAGATTTCCTTCGTAAACTTCTAAACATTTGTTATATAACTCCTGCTCATTGCTGTAGTCCTCTAACAGCTTTTTAGCTTTTTTTGGCCCAATGCCAGCGATTCCAGGTATGTTGTCTGTCCTGTCGCCAGTCAGTAGCTGTGTGTAAAAGTTCTTAATAGCCTCTGTAGGACTGACATCATACCACACACGCTTTACAAAATTAAAATGTAAACCCGGTATCATGTCAATATCTTTATCAATGTGTACGATGGCACAATCTACACCGCTTGTTGCCAACACACCTACAGCGTCGTCCGCTTCAATACCATCAGTAACAACAAAGCCCCAGCTATTAACTGCGTGATCCCACAGCACTTGAAACGATGCTGGTTTGCTTTGTACTCTATTCCCCTTATAAGGCAGTGTTACCGCTGCCTTGTATCTAAAGTTATTAGGGCCGGTTAGATACGCCTCGAATGTATCGCAACGCGCTAGGTCGTATACCATCATATCCTCCATAACAGTATCGAACCTAGCTTTAACTAATCCAGCATCAACAGATGCGCTAGCAGCAGCAACACGCCAAATGATAGAATCAGCATCTATAATACCAAGCATTAAAGAATGCCGTCTAAATCATCATCAAAGCCATCGCCATCAATGTCTGTAGCGCCTTCCTCTTCGTATGTTTTTAGATCAGTAATAATCAACTTAACAAGAGAGGGTGATTTACCCTTCTTATTCTTAAAAGTCCATTCGTAGTAACCGACAACACAGGTCGCTTTCGATCCATTGCCAACCAGCACATCTTCAGGGATGATTGTGCCTGTCTCATCGTATGCCTTAATAGGCCGCGCAGACTTACAGGTAATGTAATGACCTTTCTCTGCTTTGTCATCACGGTAGTTGGCCTTGATGCCCATAGCATCCAAAGCCGACACAGCCTGTTTAGACAGGTTGCACAGGTCAATCTGATACTTACCACTCATCTCGTTAGGCTTGTTCAGAAAAGCCCATTGAATGTTAGCTGCAATTTTGATCTTGTCCATGCGATATTCTCCTTAATGGGTATCTTTCCAGTTGTGACCGTATTTGTATTCCGCTGCAACCGGACAACGGAAACCTAAAACTATACCAGCTTCTTTTGCACTAGCTACTAGAATTTGGCCTACTTCATCTGCGTTCTCCTTGTCTGTTTCAACCTGGACTTCATCATGTACACTAGCAACTAGTTTATAGTTAACACCAGCCTTTGTCAAGTAGTCTTTTTGAACTACTAACCATTGCTTAAAAATAACCGCACCCGCGCCTTGTAAAAGCAGGTTCAATGCTGCGTGTTGCGACCGTACCACTAACCTACGCCCATCTAAGCCGGGTATCCAACCCTTACTTGCCAAGCGGTCGATCTTGGACACAAGTGCGGTATAACCGGGAATCTTACTGAACCCATCCCGTAGCTTTGCACCATCTTTTGTTGTCCCTCCAATAATCGAAGCCAGTTTACTAGGACTGGCACCATACAGACCAGCATACAATACAGTCTTGGCTAGATCGCGTGTAGCAACACCAAACAACTGCTGGTTGCGCGTATGTACATCGCCGTTAACGATCTCATCTGTATAGTCGGCATCGTTTAGGTAATGTGCAAAGCATCGTAGCTCAATGCCGGATAGATCACAACCTACCAACACCTTACCAGCATCAACAGTAAACACAGACCTACTAACACCACCATACGGACTACGGACTGCTGGTACTTGCCCAAGATTAGGCTTGTTGTGCGCCATCCTACCAGTAACAGCACCAATAGTGATAACGCTACCATGTATGCGCTCATCGTCGCCTACAGCCTCAAGCCATGATTTTGCCTGTGCTAATCGTTTTTGCACTAACAGATACTCTTGTAACTGTTTTGCTTCTGGTGTATCTATTTTTGATAGTACATCTTCATCCACAATAACATTACCCTTGTCTGTCCTTAACTGCGGTTTCCATCCGCGCTTCATCAGTCTATCGGCTATCTGCTGCCGTGATCCGGGATTAAATGGAATGATCTTAGTCTTGGTTTTTAGCTCAACAATCGTCGGCTCAAATGTTTCCTGCAACTGTTTCTCTAATAACAATATTCGATCATTCAACTCAGCAACATACCCTGTTAACAAGGGCATATTAACCTTAAAGCCGTTATCAACTTGCTCTTGTATAATACGCGCTACGCGATGCTCCAAGTTTACGGATTCAATACTAAAACCACTAAGCTCCTGCTTAAGTACATGGAACACACGCTGTAACAATCGTACATCCTGCTTACAGTACGCGACCATTTCGTCGGTTAGACCAGCATCGAAATCGCTGAACTCATCTTTAGGATAACCTAGCTTTTCACCCCACGCCCTCAGCGAATGCCCACCATCCCTGACAGGGTTCGCCAGCCGCGATAGGACAAGCGTATCAACAAGTTTAACACGGCTACTATCCCATCCCCAATGATGAACAAGATGCTTATAGTCAAAACCAATGCCATTATGAGCAACGACAGCACCCACTCCAGCAATATATCGCTTAAACTCCATAGCGTCCGTCCATACCCGTACATCTTCATCACCCTCCTCTAATGTACAACAACACCATATTTTACTGGCCTTACTGTTTGTCTCGATGTCAAGATAAACTGTGCTTTTGTGTATGTTCATGGTGCCCACGCTTACGCTTTGGTTGTTTATCTTGTTTATTCTTCTTTGGCCGCTTAGATTCGCGGAATTTCTCAGTGTACCCATTGCTCTGCATTATACCACCTCATCCACCTCACGCAACCGTCCTGTAGCTGTGCTGTACAACAAGTGACAGCATTCGCCGGTCATACCACTCAGCCTGTTTTTTAATACCCTTACATGGGTAGTATTACGCTCAGTAGCATCCTGATGTTGTGCGTGACGCTCAAGACCAATCACCATATCACTCAACTGCGCTATAGAGCCTGAACCACGCAACTGTGCTAAGGATGTGGCAGCACCTTCTTCATGGCCCTTACCATCTGGGCGCTTTAAGTGGCTGACGACCAACAAAGCAACATTTGTTTCCTGCACTAGCACACGCAACTTAGTCATAACTTCGTCCAGGTACTTGCGCTCATCCCCGTGTTGTTGATCACTAACTAATATACTAATATGATCGAGGATGACATATTGGCAGTCAAGCGCCTTCACCATGTACTTGATGCGGTTAACAACATTGTCAATACCCATAGACCCGAAATGGTCAAACAAATAAAGCCTGTCTGTACCTAGTGTGGCCTCATAAGCCTCCCGCATCTCTCCTTCGCTCACTATTGTGTCCGGTAGATGCAATGGCCTATTGATAGCCATTGACATAATAGACCTAGCTGTCTTATAAACTGACTCCTCCATAAACAGTAACCCCATCTTGGCTTCACTGTTTTTCAGAATATGGTAAACAACTTCACGCAAAAATAGCGATTTACCTAGCCCTGATCCCGCTGTGACCGTCACCAGTTCACCTTTACGGATGCCATAAGTCAATTCATTAAGACCTTGCCATGGATACAGCACTTCGGCCTTGTCCACTGGTTTGTTGACTAGCTCCCACAGCGTATTACCTGCCACAATGCCGTCCGGTATAAATGGTGATGCCGCCCACCATTGCTCAACATACGCTTTACTATCACCTTTACTTAAATAGTCGCAAGCATCTTTGTGTTGATTTAATGTGACGATCTTACACTTTGCACCAAACAACTCTGCCACAGCCAGCGCAGCAGCCTTGCCGGGTGCATCGCTATCAAAACTAATAACAATATGCTCAAAAGAATTTAACCACTCATACTGAGCCTTACAATCTTTTAGCGCAGACTGTGCGCCTGATTTAATACTGACAACAGGGTACTTTGAACCTAGCATCTGAAAAGCCGCTAAACAGTCTAGCTCCCCTTCTGTGATAGTCACATAGCGCCCACCCGCACTAAACCTGTGTTGACCAAAAATAAGGGCTTCTTTGAAGTTACCAGATGTACTAAATGCTTTAGTGCTTAACTGTCTGTGCTTATAACCTAGGATCTGACCATCACTGTTAGTGTATGGGTAGCTATGGCTATCATCATCAATCTCTACACCGAAGAAGCCTACAGTGGCTGAAGAAATACCCCTATCGGGAATGCTTTTATACATAACGGGCCTTTTAACAACAAAATTATCAGTTCGGGAACATTTTTGGGCATGGTAGCCGCAGCTAAAACAATGCACATTGTCTGTGTAGATTGCTAAAGCATCGCTTGAGCCGCATTGCTCACACGGTTGATGCGCCAACACTAACTCAGCCATTGCCGTCCTCAAAAGTGGTATTGTCCGCAACAATGACATCAATAACATTCCACTTCAGATACTCAAGAGACGCTAAAGCTCCCTGAGCATCGCCTGTGTCTTTCGGTACGGATTCCCATACATCGACTGATGTTATAAAGTCCCTTAAAACTTGATTTAATCCGTACTCTTCGCACAACCTGGCGAACTCGGTGACGGTAAACCAATAGTGCATCTCTTCATCATTGTTATACATCTTCGTTATCTCCATAATCTAAACCAATTTCATCGTCAAAGTGTTCTAGTTCCGGTCTGTCGTAAACAACAACAGATCGTTTTATGTAACTAAAGCATCTATTACACAGGTCAACAAAACCGCCATTAGGGTATTTACGAGTAGCTTCATAGTCATTTAATGCACAATCACACGATAGGCATCTCATGCTTTAGCCCCTACGGTGAACTCTACAATCTCAATGCCAGCCGCCTCAATAGCTAGTGTACAGATAGGACAGGGTGCTGCCAACATAGGGTCGCCATGCTTGTTGAACCGCTCCACTTTAATTCTGTAACCCTTACCTTTAGCCTTAACCAAAGCGGCAATTTCTGCGTGTAGATACACCTTCTCAGGTTGTCCGCATCTACAGGCCAGTTTCGCCTGTAGTGGGTGCGTTTTAATATAGCTGTTATAGCCTACAGACAGCACCATACCCGCTTTATCGTACACTGTAG